TCCTGAACGGCTGCGCGAGTCTGACGGGCATCGTCGGGACTGAGAACACGAACACCAAGGTCTGCGCTGTTTGGCGTGACATCTCGTGGTCCAAAAAGGACACCGATCAAACAATCGGGGAAATTAAGGTCAACAACGCCAAGCGTGAGGCGTGGTGTCACGACGCCAAATAAGTGGTATCATGAGCAAAACCGCGAGGCTTAACCGTGACTACAGGTCTTACCTACTCCACCTATAAGACCCAGATTGCGACCTTGGCGGTTGTTTCTGAGACTGATCCTAATTTCCTGACAATTCTGCCTCAGACCATCACATACGCTGAGAACCGAATCTATCGCGATCTTGACCTTCTCAGCACGGTTACGCCTAACACGTCGTATTCTTTGGCGACCGGCAATCGCAACCTGACCGTTCCAGCGTCCACGTTCGTGACCATTCAGGAAGTAAATGTCATTCTTCCTGCTGGCACGTCCAACCCGGAGCTTGGCACGCGAGTCCCGTTGCTGCCTGTGACCAAAGAATACCTGAACACGATTTACACCAGTCTGTCTGGGGCATCTACGCCGCAGTATTTTGCCATGATTGACCAAAGCAACATGATCGTTGGTCCGTGGCCTGACAATAATTACACGGTTGAGATCGTTGGCACGATCCGTCCTGCCAGCTTGTCGGCTGCTAACACCGAAACATTTATCAGTCTGTATCTGCCTGACCTCTTCATCATGGCAAGCATGATTTACGTGTCTGGCTATCAGCGCAATTTTGGCCGTCAGTCGGATGACCCCGCCATGGCGCAATCTTACGAGAGCCAGTATCAGGCTCTTCTGAAGGGCGCGACTGTTGAAGAGTACCGCAAGAAGTTCCAGTCTAGTGGCTGGTCTTCTATGTCGCCGGCGGTTGCCGCTACCCCGTCGCGGGGGCAATAAATGCCGCACGCATCGCTCAAACTTATTCCGGGTGTTGACCAGAATAAAACGCTCGCATTGAACGAGGCGGCAATTTCAGAGTCAAACCTTGTCCGGTTTATTCCTGACAGGAACGGCCTTGGCCTCGTTCAGAAACTTGGCGGCTGGACTAAGTTCTATCCTAACCAGATAGATTCAATCGTCCGCGCTCTGCACGCTTGGCAAACACTGAACGATCAGGATTATCTCGGCGTTGGCGCTGAAGACTCCTTAAACGTTATTGTTAACAACTCTCTTAGGAATATAACGCCTGAAATACTGGTTGTGAATCCAGCGGTTAGCGTCTCGACTGTATCGGGCAGCCCTGTCGTCACGATCACCGACCCGAACAGCAACATTGACAACTTTGACGCTGTTCTGATTTCAACTCAGATCACGGTTGGTGGCCTGCGCATTCAGGGCCTTTATCAATGCACTGCTATTAGCGCAAACACCTACAGCATCATTGCCACGGATGTTCTTGGCGATCTTCAGAATGCCACCTCAACTGTCAGCAACGGTGGCAGCATACCTATCTTTACGTCCACGACCGGTAGCTCATTTGTCAATGTGCAGCTTACTGCTCACCAGTATGCTCTTTACGACACTGCTACTTTCCTTGTGTCCACAGATGTGGGTGGCATCACTATTTATGGCAACTACACTGTCGTTGATGTTGTTGACGCCAACAACTTCACGATCAGTGGCAGCGTAACTGCATCCTCAACTCAGACCGTAACTATTAACAGCGGTCTTGCCCGTTATACGTACTTCAACGGGATCGGCCCTGTTGCCGCCGGCACTGGGTATGGTGTGGCAGGATATGGCGTCGGCGGCTATGGAACCGGAATCACTCCTTCTGCGTTTAGAGTGTGTGCGACCATCGGCACCAAAGGCGATGGTGTAACTGCTACAATCAGCCACAGCACCAATACGGCCATTCCTGTCGGCACGGTCGTCACCGTGGCAGGCATTACGCCGTCTGCTTACAACGGCTCCTATACCGTTTTAGACTCAACCTCTAATCAGTTTGCTGTGACCAATGCGACCGGCACGGGAACGACGGTAACACTTACCCATGCTGGTGGTGTCGCAATTGAAGTTGGCACCGTTATGACCGTTAGCGGAATAAATCCCGCTGGCTACAACGGCGTCTACACCGTAACTGGATCTACAACGACGACGGTTCAATACGCATCTGCGACTACGACGGCATATGTTTCTGGCGGTCTGATCGCTTCCAACACGATTGATGTTGCTTCTGCCGCGACTGGCGCGCAGACGGTTGCGGGTACGATCACCATCTTTGACATTCCGGGCATCTTTGACGTTTCTGACTGGACCCTAGACAACTGGGGCGAGAACTTTCTGGCCTGCCCTGTTGGCGGGGGAATCTATCAGTGGATTTCCAGTGCTGGCGATCCCGTTGCGACCATCATACCGCAGGCTCCTTCGGTCAACGACGGCATGTTCGTCGCCATGCCTCAACGTCAGATTATTGCGTGGGGCTCCACATTCACCGGCATTCAGGACTCGCTTCTGATCCGTTGGTGCGATGTTCAGAATTATAACGTCTGGATCGCAAGCCCGACCAATCTTGCCGGCTCCTATCGTATTCCGAAGGGGTCAAGGATCGTCGGCTGTATTCAGGGACCGCAACAAGGTCTTATCTGGACCGACCTCGCCATATGGGCGATGCAGTACGTCGGATACCCGGACGTGTACGCTTTCAATGAGATCGGCACCGGTTGCGGTCTAATCTCCAGAAAAGCTGCCAGCTCTATGAACGGCGTTGTGTACTGGATGAGCCAGTCGCAATTCTTCCGTTTGGCTGGCTCCGGCCCTGAGCCGATTGCTTGCCCCATTTGGGACGTTGTGTTCCAAGACTTGGACACGAGCAATCTTGATAAGATCAGGATTGCGCCGAACAGCCGGTTTGGTGAAATAACTTGGTATTACCCGACCAACAGCAACGGCGGCGAAGTCAGCCACTACGTCAAGTACAACATCTATCTTGATAGCTGGGACTTTGGCGCTCTTGGCAGGACGGCATGGATCAATCAGTCGGTCCTCGGAGCCCCGATTGGCGCGGGTGACAACCGGTTCATCTATCAGCATGAGACATCTACTGACGCTGACGGTCAGGCGATGAACTCATACTTCCAGACCGGCTACTTCCAGCTTCAAGATGGCGATCTTCTTACGTTCATTGACCAATGGTGGCCCGACGCTAAGTGGGGCTACTACGGCGGAACGCAGAACGCCAACTTGCTGCTCACCTTCTATGTAACCCAGTATGCTGGCGACACGCCTATTGCCTATGGCCCGTTTACTCTGACTCAAGCCACGCAATACGTGACGCCCAGACTTCGTGGCAGGCTTGTTTCCATGAAGATTGAGAGCAATGACGTTGGCACGTTCTGGCGTCTTGGCAACATGCGCTACCGCTGGCAACCGGATGGGAAATTCTGATGGCCTCCCTTAGCGACATCCTCACTACCCAGAAGAACGGCGTAGTTGGCATCAACGCGCTGAACCAGACGACGGTTCGCAATAGCGGAACCAATACGTCCATCACCGTTACGTCTGATACCGTTGTAATCACCGGATTTGGGCGTCTGGTTAATTTTGCGGTTGTTGTTGCCGGCTCATCTGCCGGTGCGATTTATAACAACAACACAACCGTTAGCCCGGCTGCATCATCTCAGCTTGCAGCGGTTCCGAATACGATTGGCATCTATCCTTCTGGTCAAATCTTCACGAACGGCTTGGTCGTCTCGCCGGGTACGGGCCAATCCATCAACGTCACGTACTCTTTGGGGTGATCCATGCCGCTCAAGAAAGGTTCATCCAAAGAAACGGTTAGCGAGAACATTTCTGAGCTTGTTCATTCCGGCAAGCCGCAGAAGCAGGCCGTGGCGATTGCACTGAATGTGGCAAGACAGGCCCGCGCCAAAAGAGCGTTTGGCGGCAACGTCACGACCACAGAGAAGGTTCACGTCGGCCCGATCCATTCGCCTGTCGCTGGCCGCACCGACCATCTACCGATGCACGTTCACTCCGGCTCGTATGTCATTCCGGCTGACATCATTTCGGCCATGGGTGAAGGCAACACCATGGCCGGCTTTAAGGTCGCTAATGAACTGTTTGGGCCCGAACAGGGTATTCCGTTGGCGCGGGCAAAAGGGGGAGAGACTGGTGAGATCGTTCCTATCATAGCGGCAGGCGGTGAATATGTGATTCACCCCGACGACGTAACGCGAATTGGAAATGGAACCTTGGATGAGGGGCACAAGGTTCTGGACCACTTTGTGAAAAAGATGCGGGCCAAGACGGTCCAAACCTTGAAGAACCTACCCGGCCCCGCTAAGGACTAGCTTATGTCTGAAGATATTGGC